AGATAAAGAAGATATCGCTAATGAGCTGATCACGTTCCTGAAAGGTTTTTTGGTTGGTAAGAATGGTAGTGGAATTACTGTACTGGAAGATGGTACCTCTCAAGCCGTTGTTGACCGGCTTTATGTGAAGATTAAGGCTGTCTTTGATGAACTTGAAGTGAAAAAGAAAACGCATGTTGGTGGTGAGCAGATCATATCTCCGGCCGGAATGAAGTGTGTCCGTGTGGAGGAACTTGATGAGAGCTATCGCTGCTTTTTTTTGTCGGAAGTCGATGGTATTACAATCAATAACGAATTTACAGTCGGTACATTCGCTTTATCTCAAGAATTTAATATTAAAGAAGGAACATCTCACAATGTATCCAACCGCTACTACTGGCGCGAGGTGACAGGAGTAGGAGCTGACTATATTGACTTGAGCAAAACCAATGCCGACAAGGACAGTGATATTCCGGTTGCCGGTGATGATATTATTGGTTTGGGACACTTGACGGATATCACTCGTCAGGCAGCTATAATCCTTTCTTCTGTTAATGAAACTTCGCCTTCCATTATTTTCTATCAAGGTATCAACTCTTTCTCTCTTGCCGGGAAAGAAGTCATCGGGCTGGGCTTTGACAAGTCCACCGGACACGCCTATATCAATGTGTATGGTGATGCCTATATCGGTGCCAAGGATGAGAGCACTTACATCCGTTATACACAAAAAGGCGGTGTTGATATCAAGGGTATGTTCCATATCGAGCAGGGTTCCACCGGATGGCGTAATATGGAAGGTCTTCCGGATGAGATACAGGCGGCGGCTGATCTGGCCCAAGAGGCTAAGGATGCGATAGACAATGCCGCCGTTGGTAGTGTCAATCTGTTGCGCAATTCTGGATTTACGGGAGATTATGAAACAGAGGACCTGTCTGCCGCTACCGAGCTATCGGCGGATACCGAACTTTTTAGCAAGCAACTGGAATATTGGACGGGAGTGGCTACCGTATCTGCGGACAGTGATGCCGGCTCCGGGTACTCTGCCGCAATCGGTAGTTTGTCCCAGTCCGTATCATTGATTAAAGGAGAAAGTTATGTTATCAGTTATAAAGCAAAGGGTACGTCTGTGTCTGTTTCGTGCGGTTCTTTCAGTGTTTCTCAACCTCTCACATCCTCTTATCAGAGATATACCCATAAGATCACCTTCAATGGCAGTGGTATATTTCTTATCAGTGGTACCGCAACCGTTTGTGACCTTCAGTTAGAGCGTGGAACCATCGCTACTGACTGGAAGCCTTCAATTCTTGACAATGACAAGGCAACAGCCGGTTTCCAGTCAATCAATTATATCGCCAGCGCGATTAAGGATGGTTCTGTGGACATCCTTGGCGGTTTGATATTGGCCAATATGATCCAGTTAGGCAACTACAAGGATGGCAAGATGCAGAAGGTCACCGCCGGAGTTAGCGGCATATACAATGACGATGATGATGTGGCATTTTGGGCAGGTGGCACGTTACAACAGGCTATATTGACCGTGATGAGGTTTCGTAATGATCCTGATTACCGGCCTACGGATGAAGAATGGGCGAATATGGCGAACTTCGTTGCCACTCATGGTGGCGATACGTTCTTGCGTGGCTATATTTATGCCTTGGGTGGTAAGTTCAGAGGTGTGGTTGAAGCCTTGGGCGGATTTTTCCGCGGAAAAGTAGAAACATCTGTTGACGGGAAACGCATTGTCATTGATCCGGATAAAAATACTCTTGAAATGTACACGACTGAAGGACATACCACCTTGATATTAAGGTTCGACACATCATCGGACGGATGGGAATATGGTGATTTGATTTTGCGGAAATATGCAGGGGACCAATTGATACTAGAAACGACTGTATATCCGGAACGTATCAGAATACAGAATTATGTAGAAAATACGGATATCATTCTTAATCCCAATAACGTATCCTTTTATGGTTCTAAAGGCGAAACGCTGTTAGTCGGAATGAAACCGGTATATAATGGAGTGGGTGTGTATAAGCATGTGGCCAATATTGATTGCAGTAATTGGCCGGGGAAAGATGATGTTTCGTCAGGTCAGGTATATGTGGAATATGAGACAGTAGAAGGAGTCGTGACAAACGGGACTTTAAAAGTAAAGAAGTGATATGGAACTGAATAGTATTAACAAGACAGGTACTTGGAGTGAGGCGGCAGACCGTCTTAACAACAACTTTAGTAAGACTTCTACCGAACTAGAAAAGGTCAAGCAGAACGGTATCCGCAACAAGGGATTATTTTCTACTCTTAAATTGCTGGAAGAGGCTGTTCCATCTCCTGTTGTGGGTGACTGGGCTATTGTGGGGGATACCATACCGGGCCCTATATATGAATGCAAGATAAAGGGGAAATGGAGTCCTACAGGCACGACAGGAGGTGGCGGAAGTGTTGACTTGAACGGATACCTGACAGCCGAGGAGATAGACGATGTAACATCAATATTATAAGAGTTATGATAAGAATTAATTATCAGTCCGATTTTAAAATCATAGAGAAGAGCCTGAATGGAGATATAAATACTCCCTTCCGGTTTACTTACCGCACAGTCCTGTCGGGGTGTGTTGTTGCGGAGTTTGACGGGCACGGGTACAAGAACTGCCGCAGGCTTGATGATGGTGGTCTGCTGGTCATTTTTGGCAGGCATGGACTACGTCCCGGTGCTCTGTCGGTCAAACGCGAATACTATCTTTCCGATGCTGATTTTGCCGATGGCATCTGCAATCTTGTATCGGTGGAGAATACAGGTGTTATCCTCGTTGCCGGAAAGACGGATGAGAGCACGGCGGAGATCATTTCCTATCCGGATTATGCCGCATACAATGCGGTGCAGAGCGTCCCTCTGTCAGAGAGGGAGTATGATGATGTACTGAGTGGTTTTGTACCTCCTCTGCCACCGGAAGAGGAAGAATGATTTAATAGTTAAATAAATAGTTACATAAAATAATGATAGCTTAAGTTCCCCCGGAACTTAGGCTAATAACAGGAGATATTATGGTAAAAATGCATAAACTGACCAAGGGTGGACAAACCATATTCCCGGCTACCATCTATGATGCAGTGGTCAACCCCAAGACACGCAAGAGTCTGACCTCGGAACTTTCCGAGTTAGAAATTGAAATCAATGGATATGTTTTTAAATTATCTGAATTTGAAATCGGACAATGGACGGGTACGGGACAATCCATTCATCCTAATTCCACAGAAGGTTACTTAAGATTTAAACAAGCTTTAGACGTTGATATTCCAACTGGATTTGTGATAAGTGTCATAGATACCAATCACAATCAAGTCAGACTTGCCGATTTGGGCTTGGTTGTTAAGTTTACAAATGCCGAAGGTGATCATGTTGAATCAGGATACGCTGATAGTGGGTATCAAATACAGGTTCAAGGTACTGCGAAATATATGTATATACATGCTTCAACCGAAAAGATAAGTGCCGTTTCCGGATATAGTATTCTGGGATTGTATTACAAACCTGTAATTGATTATGTAAAAGGAACCTATACAGAAATAGCTAAGGCTAAGGAAATGTCCAGAGAGGCCAAGGAGATTGCAAATAACACATCAAATGAACTCAAGTCTCTTTCGGAAGGTGTGGAATTGCCTTATTTGCCTTGCAATACTCTTGAAATATTGCTCAAACATGCTTATGTGGGTAATACGTTGGGAGACAATCCTATCTCCAATGCCACAAATAACGCTTATAGCAGGATTGATGTATCCAGCATAGAGAACGGTACACTTCTTTATCTGAAAAATGCGGAAGATGCAAATATTTTCATGGGAACATGGAAATTCTTTGGCTCTGATGGCAACCAGATTACTGCTACGGTAAGTGGAACATCAGGAAAGGACAGGGGGTATCTTAAACCGGATGGTGCTACAGTATTAGGACTACATATAGGTATAGCTTCAATAACAGAGGATAATCAGGAACAATGGATGAAATCTTTAAAAATATATGGTATTCCCTATATTCAGACCGGGCTTAAAGGTCAGATATCCGAACTGGATCAGAAAGTTGAGAAAAACAGGGATGAGACCGAAGCCAATATCAAGGATTTGAATGAAAGGTTGGAATCTATGGAACATAAAGATCAGTCCTATAAAGAAGCGCTGAAAGTTCTTTTTATCGGATCATCCTTCGGTGTGGATACAGTCAGAGAAGTAGGTAACATTTGTGCTTCATTTGGCAAAAATGTAATTTTGGGAAATGCTTATATAGGTGCAGCCACTTTAGATGTTTTTTTGAAAAGGTTTCAAGGAAATAAGGGAGTTACGTATTATAAATGGAAATATCAGGCAACGACATGGGAACAATATAACGGTACGACAGGAAAATGGTCCAGCGAGCCTGATTCTGATATAACGGATGAAGGGGAACCTGCACCGGCAAATGACACAGTCTTGATGGACTGGTTGTTGGCTGATGAAGCGTGGGACTTCATCATCATGCAAAACGGGGCTTATCAATCCCCTTATGAGGACCAATCCTCTTTTTGGGAAAAAGGAGAAGATGGACAAATAACAAGGAACATAGTACAAGAATTGATCGACTTGTGTAAAAAAGCCTGTCTCTATAGTAATCCTGTATTCTGTATGAACATGACTTGGGCGTTCAGCATTTATCATACAATCTCCGAGTCGCACGGCCCCAATGGTGCAGATGATGATCACTGGTTGAGTTATGGAAACAACCAAAAGGAAAGACAATTGGGTATGTGGCGTAATATTGCCAAAAACTACAAGGACTGCATATCCAATTGCCCGGATGTCAAATTCATCATTCCATCCGGAACAGCGGTTCAGAATGCAAGAACTGTCACACAACTAAGACAGTCTACAAATTATGCTTCCGCTTCACCTGCAATCCCAACTATTCAGGAGGCTGAAACTATTACCGATTTGACTACCGTTTCTGATACTTATCCGTTTATGAACAACGTGGCGAACTGGACGAACAAGAATGACTTTACTCGTGATACCATTCATGCGGATTTTGGCATAACAAGATATTTGGTTGCCGCAACTTTATTCCAATCTTTTATGACGAAAATATACAATCTTGATATCGCAGACTGTAGCTATAGAATATCTCAAGGAGGGGGAGATTACAGGGAACAATTGTGTACGCCTGTAGATGAGGAGAACTTTGCATTGATAATACGCGCTGTCAAAGCGGCTGTAGGCAACCCTTTTGAAATTACAACCCTGGTAGAGTAACCCGGAAAGTTATCAGTAACACTCAAAACATATATTTATGATACGAGAATTAATCATCAGAATAATGAATCATCTGTCCGTTGAAGTACACCCGGATGCGGAATGGTTTTAATCATAAGGGCTGATCTAGGGATAAGGTCAGCCCTTAATAGTAAACTCATTACTCTACAGATTCACTTGTGTCCTGTTTCAATTTTTCAATATAGTTTTTTAAAGTTTTTATATAATCAGGAACATCACTTTCCGCATATTTTCCAAAATCTTCAAATTGAATATACGAAGGTGAACCATCGCTTATAATTGGATAAACTTGTTCCAATTCAGCTTTCATATATTTAGCGTGAGTAAACATATCATCCAAAGCATGTTTACGGTCTTTTTGGAGCCTCCCATTTTTAGATTTACATTTAGATTCCTTATATTTCTCTAAATGATATTCTAAACTAGATACTACTCGTTCTAATTGACTGATGTTTCTTTGTTTTTCATCCATATTCTTATATTTTTAAAATTTCAAGAACAAAATTAAAAAACATTTGATATAATGGTCTTGTTTGATATAAAATTTTATGTCATAACAATTCCCTCAACCGATATGGTCACATTATCCATTATATTTTTCACTGTATAAATATCAAGTCCGGGAGCTGATAAAGTGCTGTCTTTGGCAACAGAGCTTCCATTAGCCTTTACGCTAGCCGAGCTACCATCATATCCCTCCTGTATGGTCAGCTTTACACTAAACTCCCCACCTTCAGAAACGGGAGACACGCTGTTATTATATGCTTCAAGCTGATAGCCGTTTCCCTGCTGCATTGTAACAGTATATGTACGTGTGGAAGCCGCCATAGCCTCAATGTCTGCGACAGGAGTCATTTCCATCATTCGGGCAATTATCTCACGGGCGATCCTTTCATAGTAAGGTATGCCTCCGTGTGTCGGGTCAATGATGGTATTATCAGTATAATGGCTGTAAAACCAAGTCTTGTTCATATCATTGATACCGGTCTGCAATTTGGATTCAACGTATTTGATTCCCCACAGATTCAGAACCTTGATCATGTCAGCGGAAATATTGTTTACCGCGGTAGAAGTTTCACACACGTGAGGAGGTAAGACAAACAGGATATTGATGTTACGTGCGACAAGCACCTGATTAATTCCGGTGTAATCCACCTCATTATAGTATCCTTTCACTTTCATATATCTGTAGTATAATTTGGACAGGAGCACATTGATCGCTCCGCAAAGTGTGTTTGTATCATGGTTCGATATGGAAATATCTCCCAATGTGTAGCCGCCTCTGTCGTTGGTTCCTCCTGCGACATTTATCAATACCGCATCTTCTGCGAGAGCATTGATACGGATATCCTGCCAGAAAGCATTACCATTTGAGCCGCTGATACGCGTTCCTCCGATTCCGTGCCATTGTGACATCGTACCTAACATCCGGTCTATAAAAAACTGGTATCCGGGATTCTGAGAGATGCTGTCCCCCAATGTATCAGTAATCTTGCCGGTCCACCATGTTCTGATATCCCAGTTACGGACTATCCGGTAAAGATACAGATAGTCAGTCGGCACAGTCTGTTTCACATGACTGATATACGGTGTCCTGTCTCCACCTCCGCCCAGTTTTACCATCAAATCACCTGTCTTGTTATTAATGTGGAACTCAAACCGTATCTTAGAGGTTCCTTTACGGGCTGCGAACATAAGATAAGGGGAACTACCACCTTGTGTGTTCAGTTCCCGTTTCGGAATATATGTACCATCATCTGTATAACAATATATATGTCCTGATGTAACACCCTGAACGGAAATGACTCCTTCTGATGGACAGTCTATAAAATCCGTGATACGGTATGAGGGATTGGATACAACCGCACCGGTTGACGCGTCAAGATACGCATTGGTCAGATTGCCGTTAAACAGGTTGTATGTTTTTGTTTCAGCGAGCGACAGGCTCTCACCCATCTTCTCCCACTGTGCATTCTTTCTGCCATAAATACGGTCATCCACTGGCGCTTCTTCTACCGCATTGATTTCTTTCAGCAGATCGGGATTTTTAATCCAATACTCCGCAGAATTGGAAGGGGAGTCGTTGGTCACAACCAAAGAGGACACATTACTGGTTATAATCATGTTGACCTCTTCCATGTCTGCTATATCCACATAATCCGCAATCTGAAAATAGGATGCCGGAAGTCCCATGCCCGTCTGCGTCTTGAACGAACCGGTGGTTATTATAGCACCCTTATAATCCAGAATAAAAAATGTCACGCTATAATATTGGTTTGCCCAAATTTTATCGGTATTCTTTACTTTAAATATCGGATAAATGGCCCATCCATCAGAATTCTGCATATAGCCGGTAGCGCCTTTTATAAACCGCACATTCAGTAGTGCGTTTTCCATATCAAGCATGGAATTTCCTCTCACTCTATAATCACTCAGAACATTGACCGGAAGATCGTACTCCTTGTTCCAGTAATTGACAAGGTTCTCAAGAAATATTTTACCACCATTCTTGGCAAAACACATTGAAACCTTGGTGTAAACGAGTTTGGTATTCAGAGTGAATGAGTACGTTCCAATTTCTGTATTATAACTGAAGCCTCCTGTATCATCATCTATATATGCCAACGCCGTAGGGGTGTTACCCATATTCTTCAAAATATCCTTGAATAGAATAAACGCCGGACTATCCTCCCTGCTGATCTCAATACAAAGATAATCGCTGTCATTTACATATTTTTTTGTTCCGGCAATAATCTTGACGTTATCTCTTATCACAAACTTGTCGTACAATGTTGTAGATTTATCAACAAGTTTCATTACATAATTAGAAAGGGAGTCATTTGGAGCTAATTCAGCTATTTCCGCTGTCAGACTCTTGCGTGTCTTGGGATTGACCACAGCGTCATAGATGGTAGCCGGGAATATGGTTTGTCCACCCTTGGTCAGTTTATGCATTTTTACCATAATGTATCTTATTATTAGCCTAAGTTCCGGGGGAACTTGGAAACAGCATTGAAAATGAATCAGATAAGTTCTGTTCAAAAAATAGGGTAGAACAAAAGATATTTTTCTTAGGATTCTACCCACTTTCTACCATGTATCTATTTCTACTATTTTTTTAGGTGAAAAAGTTTGAAACAGGAATGTGATTTTTTATCTTTGCAGATGTGTAAGACCAAGAGCTTGTTGCGGATTAAATTCCGTAGCAGGCTCTTTTTTTATTGTCATATCGTGGCAATGGATTTCGGTGCTTTGGCAGCGATGATGCAAACGGATAGGGATACCTTTGAGGTGCGTATTTTTATAATTCAGATAAACAATAGACGAAATGGAATTAAACGACTGGTTGGCTATAATCGGGGCTTTCGGAGGATTGGAGGCTGTCCGCTGGGGTGTCACGTTCTGGGTGAACCGCAAGACTAACGCACGGAAGGAGGATGCGTCCGCCGATTCGATGGAGGATGAGAACGAGCGTAAGCAGGTTGACTGGCTGGAAGAACGCATCGCCCAGCGTGACGCCAAGATTGATGCGTTATACGTTGAGCTTCGTAATGAACAGTCTGATAAGCTGGCATGGATTCATAAGTGCCACGAGCTGGAACTGCAATTGAAAGATGCCGAGCATAACCGTTGTGACAGGCCTGACAGCGAATGCGGTCGTCGTATTCCACCACGCAGGACTACATTAATTAAAGATAAGGAGGAAAAGAAAAATGGCTGATGTGAAAAAACTTGCACCGTTTATCCTGAAGTGGGAAGGCGGTTTTGTAAATGACCCGGACGATTTAGGAGGGGCTACCAATATGGGTGTGACCATTGGAACTTATGAAGCGTATTGCCGAAAGAAAGGCTATTCCAAGCCTACGGTTGAAAGATTGAAAAACATCACGAAAGAGGAATGGACGGAGATTTTGAAAACCATGTATTGGGACAGGTGGAAAGCTGACGAAATTAAATCCCAATCCATAGCTGATATCCTTGTCGATTGGATCTGGGCAAGCGGAGTGCACGGTATCAAAATACCGCAGGATTTGCTTGGCGTGATTCCTGATGGCATTGTCGGGCCTAAGACACTTGCCGCAGTCAATTCCCGTAATCCACGTGAACTGTTTGATCAGATCAAGATTGCACGGTTTGATTTCATCGAGGATATATGCCGGGAACGCCCTGCAAATAACAAGTTCAAACGGGGCTGGATGAACCGTATAAATGATATCTCTTATGTTGGCTAAGGTTATGAACTGGGTAAGCCAGCACATATTGCTGGCTCCCTTTATGTGCCTGTTTCTTCTATTGTCATGTGGCAGTTCACATAAGGTTGCCAAATCCGACACAGAAATAATCAGGAAGGACAGTGCCAGTGAATCGGTCAACATCGTACATGGATTAACCACCTCTTTGAGCGAACTCATTACAACCAATGGTAGCTATGTAATTGATTTCCGTATCTATGATACAAGAAAACCGCCCGACAGCCTGACCGGGAAACCTCCATTACTTGTTGACGGTCATGTGGAAGGTAATTTTAACAAGAAGGAGGATAAACAGACGGTGGTAGCCGATACCACGAATGTCAAAGCTGATAAGGAAGCCACTTCCATCAAACATGAAAAAACTAAGACTGAAGAGGTAAAGAAGAAAAAAGAATCCACATTACTTAAGCAAATAGGCTTTGCTTGTGTTTGTGTAACTGTTTTGCTTGTTGTCATGTTGTTGCGCCAAAAATATTGGCGCAACAGACAATCTTCATCATAAGACTTTAAATTTATAAATTGGACTGCTCCGGCTATAATGGCCGGGGCTTTTTTCTTGTGTCTTTTTTTGATGTTCTTGTTTGATTTCTTATTTTTGTACACAAACTTTTATCAATCATGTTATGAATAGACTTTTATTAGCTTCTTTTCTTATTTTCGTAAGTGTTTCATTATTTGCTCAGAAGCCATATAAGGCATACTGTAATCTTATCGGTGATGAAAACTCACTAAAGAAAGGAATTGTCAGTGTAAGAATTGATTTTGGTCAGAAAGATTTGAAAGACAACAAGTTCGTGGATGAAAATGGAAAAGAGATAAAGTTTCGCACAATGGTTTCAGCTATGAATTTTATGTCTAAACTTGGTTGGCAGTTGGAGCAGGTGTATAACCGTTATGACCAGATAGACGGAAGCCCAATTATTATTTGGGTCTTGTCGAAAGAAGTTGATTCGGATAACGAGATAACTAAAGGATTTCAAACGAAACTAATGTACGATAAAAGCAAGGCGACCCAATAAGTTGCCTTTTCCTGTTCTTCTGGGGATTTCCTTCACTTCAAAACGCATCGATACTTCACTAAGTTTGCTTTTGTGCTCTTGATAAACATAGTATTCTATCATGTTCCCTTTATAACTCTTGAAGTTTACTGTTTAAAAATCGATTTTTTTATTTATTTTGTAGCTAAATAAAGATATTTATTCATAGAACAAAAATATAAAAGTGTGCAATTGGTGTGCAGTTTAAAATATGTATATATATAAATGATTAATAATTAGTGTGTTATGTGTTATAGTTATAGTTTGTGGAGAAGCATGACAAATATTCAGGAAGAACTGTTGCCTGGGATGAATGAACACGATTTATAGTTGATATGGCTGTTTTGTTGTTGGGGGATTATAACGAGACTGCTTATAGTTAGTTGTTTGTACTTGTGTGCAGCTAACCAACTATCAATATTATCAATGTATTTAGATGGGGAAGAATGTTACAAAGGTATCCTTCCTGTTGTTTGTTGTGCCGGATACAAGGTGATGCACATACATGTCTGATTTGTTGGGGAAAGTGTAGAAATATTCTACAATGAAAATGTGGACCTTTTTCTTTGAAAATAGTTTGTTCTTAATGTATTTGATTGATAATCAATACCAGTCTGGTTTTGGCATAGGAATTGTTTTCTCTTTATCATAAGAATAACCATTTAAATATATTAGGATATGAGAAAGTTTTTTATTGTGTTAGTATGGGGAATGGGATTAGGACTTGCAGCGTTGTTTACAAAAGATATAGTACGTGGGGTGAGGAATGTGATTGCGATAAATCATTTCACCCCTACTGAGGTGAATAACGCTCCAATAGGATGGCATCAAGACTTGTGTTGTTATCTTAATTAATTTGTCGTCATAGAGATTTTGTTCATAATTGAAATTGGAAACAACTGTTTTTTATGGCAGCTGTTTCCAATTTATTTGTATTCAGTTGTCCTTATACTCTTTTCGTCAAGTGATTTTCGTATACAAGTCTAGGACAAATGTAAAATAATAAAGGGGATTGGATGAATGGTTATTAATGAATGTTTTTAATGTCATCCTGCACTATTTGATCCATTTCTTTCATCAGTTTTTGGGGATTCTTTTTGGGGGAGAATCCTTTATCTTTTTCTTCATGCAAAAGATCTGTTTCAGTTATGTCCTCACCCCAGTCTTCGAACATATTCGTTGCCGGTTGTCCTGACAATGTTACATTCTCTTCTGCGATAGGGACATTTCTCTCAATAATTTTTTCCATAATCTAATCTATTTATTGTTTACTAAATGACAAATATGGGTAGAAATGGTTTAATGATTTAATAAAGTTTGAAGTTTATGATAAATAGAAAGTTCTTGAGCAAGCTAGAAAAACCTGATTTGCGAGCAACTCTTTATCTTTCTTTTTAAACAACTTTGCCTTGTAAAGAGTGCTCCTCTGTCCTTTCAATTGAAAAATAAGTTTTTTAAAAAGCAATTCTTTCGGTCTGTTTGAGGTTTATTTGCAAAATTGTGGGGAGGATTTTGGTTCTTAAAGGATCGTTTTGTTCTCTGATAACTTCCGGAAATGTTCTTGACGTACTTATTAGGAAGTTCGGGTGTTTATGTCCTCATGCCATCACTGCATGTATAACAGGCTAATTATAAACAACTTATATGCAGATGGTAAAAATATTTGTTCTCACTTATGCTCTCATGCTCTCATAACGTTCTGAAACATATTTTCGTGTAACATGCTTGTCCTCAGTTATATCTATTTTTTATAGGCTATTCCAGGCTTGATAGGAAGTAGGGTGTTTTCAGGCTTTTTTCTCGCAAGAAGTGTGCATAAGGGGTTTGTACTTCCATAGAATAATGGCTTACAAAGTCTTGGCAACGGTAAAAAAGATCAAGACGTTTCGGTAAAAGCTCCTTTTCTTTTTTTAAAAGGCGGTTATCTTTTTTGAAAAGCTCTTGATCTTTTTAAAAAACGTCCTTATCTTTGATGTGGAATTTTATTCTGGACATATAAGATTTCATATACGTCCGCATGAGTTTGTACGTACGTATAACTATATGGGGCGTACGTGTAAAAAACATGTTTTCTGATGTGGGAAAAACATTGTCCTGTTATACTCCCCCTATTTTTACAAGTGATTCTTCTTTGTTTCTGCCTTTTTCATTTTGTTGCATTTTTAGCTGTAACACTATTTGGGGGACTAGGCAAGGAGAAAATAAAAAAGGCTATCTTCCCAGACAGCCAATCTTTTGTTAACCTTAAATCTAATACTATGAAAAACACAATGCAAAGGTACGTATTCTTGAGATAGTTCCAAATTTTAGAAATAAAAAAACGCTTGTTATAACATGGTTTAGCAAACAAACTTTTTTCTTAACAAATAGCAGATTGAAAGAGTGGAGTTGGTTGCTTTTTTGTTCATTGGAAATAAAACATGTTTGTTACGGCAATAACTCATTGTATTATTCTTAATTCGATTATTTCCATTATCTTTGCACTCCAAAAATGCTTGTTGATATGCAATTGTTAAAAGCGTAATGGATATTATAGGCAGATTGTTTCCGGATAAAAAATAGATTAAAATATATGTTGTCTCATGGTATTTATTCAGTAATATTGCTGATTTTTTCAAATGTCTTTATGACGTTTGCTTGGTATGGTCATTTAAAAATGCGACAAGAGTTTAGTTGGTTTGCAGCCCTTCCGTTGATTGGTGTGATTGCATTTAGTTGGGCAATTGCTTTTTTTGAATATTGTCTTCAGGTTCCTGCCAATCGTCTTGGGTTTAAAGATAGTGGAGGACCGTTTGATA